ATCGTTGCCCTGCAAACTTGTGGACTGTTGGTGTGGGTCACCTTATCGGGGATGGCAAATTGTTGCCTGATTCTTATAACAGAACTTTTACGACGGAAGAAATAGATGCGCTCCTTATACGGGATCTCAATAGTTTTGAACGTGGAATATCTAAGATGTTACCTAACGTGCCTCTTAGACAATGTGAATTTGATTGCTTGGTATCTTTTGCCTTTAATCTTGGTTTGGGTACATTTCAAAGATCAACACTCCGTCAAGCGCTTCTACGTAACGATAAAAAGGCGGCTATGGAATCGTTAATAAAATATTGTCGTGCAGGTGGTAAAATACTCAGAGGTCTACAAATTCGTAGACTAGATGAAAAAGCTCTTTTTGAAGGTAAATAATGCCATTAACCAAACTAATATTTAAACCAGGAGTTAACCGAGATCAAACTGATTATGCCTCAGAAGGCGGTTGGTATGAGATGGATAAGGTTCGCTTCCGTTCAGGCTTTCCTGAAAAGATTGGTGGTTGGACGGTAAGAACTATTGAAGAGTATGAGGGCTCTGCAAGAGAATTATTTACTTGGGCCACTGATGATGGTAATAAGCTTATATTTGTAGGTACTAATGAAAAAGTTTATGTGTCTGCAGGTACAACTATGCATGATATTACGCCTATTCGTGTTACTTATACAAGTGCTACAGTACCTTCAAGTAGTAATTGCTTTCAAACAACTAGCGGTTCTAAACAAGTTGCTATATTAAATATTACTGCGGGTATTACCGATGGTGACTGGGTTACATTTAGTGGAGTAACAACTGCTGTAGGCGGAGTTCCTGCTGCTAATTTTAACAATGAATTTCAAATAACTTTAACTGCAGGTACGCCTTATATTACTGTGGCTACAACAGCAACATCAACAGCTACGTCAACAGGTAATACAGCTATTACTGCAGCGTTTCAAGTTAATGTGGGTTATACAATTAGTACAGCAGGTTATGGATGGGGTGCTGGTGTATGGTCTCGTGGTACTTGGGGTTCTGGTTCAACTACACCTATTTTCTTCTCACCAAGATTAGTGTTTGCAGATAGTTTAAATAATGATGTGCTGTTTAATTACTCTGGCGGGGATATTTATTATTGGGCTTATGATTCTGCATTTGCTTCTCGTGCCGTTACCTTAACTTCTGTATCTGGTTCTATAGCAGTACCTGAACAAGTTAGCATTACTATATTTACTGCTCAAGGGTTTTATTTAGCTTTAGGATGCACTAACTATGAAGCTACCTCAGTAGCTGGTGCGACAATATCATCTATAACGCGTGGAGGTACAGGTAACTTAACAGCTACTTTAACTACTGCTACCGTGCACGGATTACAATCCGGAGATTATATTACTGTAGCAGGTGCAGTGCCTGCTCAATTTAATGGCACTTATCAAATTACTTATATTGATACTACTCATTTTAGATATACAATGGCTACTGCTCCAGCAGGTAATGCATCTACTGTAGGTACTTATGTATATAATAATTATACTGGCGCTTATGATCCGCTGCTTATTCGTTGGGCTAATGTAAACGCAAATACTTTTATAGCTGAACCTGAAAAATGGCAGCCTGGTGTAACAACTTCTTCAGGTTTTTTAAGATTACAATCAGGCTCACAAATTGTATCCGTTGTTAATTCTAGACAAGAAACTCTTATATGGACAGATACTTCCCTTACATCTATGCAGTATTTAAATTCTTTAGAGGTGTATGGATTACAAGAGCTTTCACATAACATATCTATTGCAGGGCCCAACGCTGTTGCTGGGATTAATAATGTAGTTTATTGGATGGGCCGTGATAAATTCTATACTTATGGAGGTCGTGTTGATACTTTACCTTGTACAATAAGACAATATGTATTTACTGATATTAATCAGGCTCAAAGTCAAATATTCTTTGCTGGGACTAATAATCAATTTAATGAAATAGTATGGTTTTATTGTTCTGCAACATCTAGTGAAATAGATCGGTATGTAATTTATAATTACTCAGAAAGTATTTGGTACTATGGTACGATTGCTAGAACTGCATGGTTAGATTCTGGAGACTTTTCATTACCAATAGCAGCAGCTTCTGGGTATATATACAATCACGAAAATGGACCTAACGATGGTCAACCTTTAGGCGCTGCCCCATTACCTATTACTTCATATATTAAATCTGCTGATGTAGATATTGAGGACGGAGATAAATTTATACTTATACGTCGTGTTATACCTGATATTAATTTTGGTGGTTCACAAACAGCAAACCCTGTTACAGGTGTGCCATTAACCCCTGAAGTTGATATTACAGTGGGGGTCAGAAACTTTCCGGGCGCATTAACATCTACAACTAATGCTGAAGGTCAATCGACTATTAAAAATATTGAAACAACAGCCACTATTAATCAGTATACTAACCAAGTATTTATTAGAGCTCGTGGACGTCAAATGAATTTTACAATATCATCTGATACAGTAGGTACACAGTGGCAGTTGGGTATGCCTCGTATTGATGGTTGTCCAGACGGAATGAGAAGTTAATATGGCTATTAATATAGTTCCCATAAAAGCTCCAGTTATATCGCTTACACCTACTGAATTTTCACAGCTACATTTTGATTTGTTACATAATCAACTTCGTTTGTATTTTAATTTAATAGATTTAGCTAATGCGCAAACAATTACAGAAATAACTACGTTAGCAACACCCAGCTCTGGAACTACAGCTTTACGCCCAACTACTGATTTACAAGTAGGTCAATATTATTTTGATACTACGATAACTAGGCCTATATACTGGACCGGAACTAATTGGATAAACGCTGCTGGAACTGTGGTTTGACCTATGTTTTTACGTATTAACTATGATATCATTACACTATCTTAAAAAGGATTTTTTATGGCAACACATCAACTAGCTAAAGGTTTAGCATCCCTCGGTAGACACGGCGATAGTATGCTTATGCATGTTAGTCCCGCCGAAGTATCGGGATTACAAGCATTGGGTGAAATGACAGGGAGTAGACTTCATACTAACCCTGATACTGGGCTTCCTGAAGCTTTTGATTTTGGTGACTTTTTTAGTTCTCTTTTACCTACTTTAGTAGGTATTGGCTTATCCCCTGCAACGGGAGGTGCTTCTTTAGGCCTTACAGGTATGACTGCTACGGCTGCTCCTATTCTTGGTGGTATGGCAACGGGTGCTCTTGTTGCTGGTGCTAAAGGTCAAGACGTATTAGGTGGCGCTTTAATGGGGGGTCTTGGCGGATATGGTGGAGGTAACCTAGGTAGTAGTTTAGCTAAACTGGGTGGAGGAGTTAATCCAGCAACATCAAATATTCAACTATCTACTTTAGCTAATGGCGGCGGTTCAGCAGGCATTCCTCAAAGTGCTTTAAACTCAGGTATTACTGATTTTGGTTTGGGTTCCGCATCTTCTACACCGTCCCAAGGTGTTCAGTTAGCGACTAATACAATGAATACTTCTCCAGTATTATCGGATCAATATTCGACTCTTTTAGGTGCTGATAAATCAGCAGCGTTGGCTTCTGGTCAACCCATTTCTACGGTAGGTTCAGGCGCTAAAGGCGGATTTGATAGTTTAATGACAGGAGCAGGTAAATTTGCTTCTGATCCCTTTGGGCAATTTGATGCTTTCAAAGAAGCAGGCGGTTCAGCTATGCAAATTGGGGCTCCATTAGCTATGGCAACGCTATCTGGTATGCAACCAGAACCATATGACTTTGCTGCGGACGAAGAAAAACGTAAAGCTGAAGAAAACAAATATAGAGACCCAATTACAGGTAATCTTAATCTAAGCCCATCATCAGGTCTTAACTTAGGAATTCCTTCATTTGCTACAGGTGGCACAATTAACACTAATCGAGGCACTATTTCTGGTGGTGGGATACAAGATTTATACGGGGCTAGGGATGATACAGGCACTCCTTCATTAAGTCAAGATGGGTATGGACTTGGTAGATTAAATTCTTTAGTTTCTGCAGGCGCTAACGCTAGGGCAGCAGACGAGTTTTATGCACAAGGTGGCCCAGTAAGTTTTGCTGATGGCGGACAAACAATTACAGATGCATCTAATTTAGAAAATCTTCCTTCACTTAATTTAAATATAATTGGTAAGCCTAGTGAAGATAAACAAACTAGTAGCCCTTCTAATCCATTTGAAATGTCGTTGAGGGGATTAAATGGTATGGGTTTACCTAATGCAGGGATGGGCTCTTTATATCACCAAATGTTAGGAGTACTAGGCAAAAATGCTCAGCTAGAACCAAAATCATATGCATTAAATGTAAATACAGGTAAACAAGAAGCTCAATACGCTCACGGCGGTTACTTAAACGGCAATGGTGATGGCATGTCTGACTCAATACCTGCTACAATAGAAGGCAAACAACCAGCTCGTTTAGCCGATGGTGAATTTGTAGTGCCAGCAGATGTTGTAAGTCATATTGGTAATGGTTCATCTAAAGCAGGATCAAAAAGATTGTATGCAATGTTAGATAAAGTAAGAAAAGCCCGAACAGGACATACTAAACAAGGTAAACAAATTAACCCTAGCAAATACATGCCTGCATGAAACAAATGCAAATAGTACATCCCAACTATGTACATCAAGTTTGGGAACAAATAGAAACATTTTTTGACAGGGCAATGGGAGCAGGGACAGACGATTATAATGTTGACCAGCTAAAAATGTTACTTACTGAAGGCAGACAAACCTTATTTGTATTTACAGAAGATGAAAAAATTATAGGCGCTTTATCAGCAGAAGTTATTAGTTATCCAAATAATAGAGTTGTTCATACTTCAGCTGTAGGCGGTAAGGGAATATTTGATGAAAACACCATTAAGCAATATGAAGACTGGGCAAGGTCTCAAGGTGCAACTAAGATTAGAGCGTTTGCAAAAGATGCTCAAGCAAGACTTTATAAAATAAAAATGGGTTTTAATGTTGTGACAAACGTTGTGGAGAAAAATATATGAAATTGTTAAATTTGTTTAACTGGGTAGAAAGCTTAATAAGCTTCTTTACGCTTAATTTTGGTGGCGGAGGTGGAGGCTCACAAACTTCTACGGGTACTACTTATACATCTAATATCCCTGAATACGCTAAGCCTTTCTATGAAGAGCTGATGAAGCAATCAGCTAAAAACGTATTTACAACTGATTCTACAGGCAATGTTACAGGTGTTAAACCTTACACTCCTTATCCAGGTACTCGTATTGCTCCATTAACTCAGGAACAACTAGCAATTAAACAAAATATTGCGGGCTTACAAACTCCAGGTGGGTTTGGTGAGGCTCAAACAAATTTAGGACTCTCTGCGGGTATGGGGGGTCTAGCGGGTATGGGCGGGCTAGCTAAAGCTTTATCATACGATGGGGGTGGAGGTTATAATCCTGGAGGAGTAGGAAGCTATGGTATTAAAGTTGGTGGTATATCTTCAAAGGATTTTAGTGCAAGTGACGCAAAGAAATACATGAGTCCGTATCAACAAGCAGTAACTGAAATTGCTTTAAGAGAAGCACAAAAACAAGCGGACCTACAAAAACAACAAGGCATGATGGGCGCTATTGGTCGTAATACTTTTGGCGGTGCCCGTCAAGCGCTAATGCAATCAGAATTAGATAGAAACACCTTGCGGTCATTAGCTGACGTTCAAGCTAAAGGTAGTTCAGATGCTTACACAAATGCTCAACAACAGTTTAACGCTGATCAAGCTCGTCGATTGCAAGCATCCGTAGCTAACCAAAATGCTCAATTACAAGCAGACATATCTACCCAACAAGCTAAACTACAAGATAAAGTAGCTACTATGCAAGCAGGTGTTTCGGCATATGGAATTACATCACAAGCTAAAACTGCGGCAGCTCAACTTGCAGGTCAAATTGGTCTTGGTGGCCTTAATGCTACGATTGATGCAGCTAAATCTCAGTCAGCAGCGTCAGCTCAAGAACAAACAGCTAACCTTGAACGACTTAAAACACAAGCATCGTCAGCATCAGAAGTTCAAGCTATTGACCAAAAAATTAAAGACCTTGCTTATCAATCCTTTATGGAACAACAAAACTGGGGTAAAGCACAACTTGAATTTTACAATTCTATGTTACGTGGTACACCGGGTCTGGCTACAACTCAAATTCAATATGCGCCGTCACCCTCTGCAGTGTCACAACTTGGTGGGCTTGGCTTAGGCGCACTTGGTCTTTCTAAAGCTTTAGGATAAGGATAAACTATGAACATTATTAAAATTCAAGACCAATTAAAAGGCGCACCAGATCAAGCGCTGATTGGCTATGTTCAAAACCCTACAGGTCAAGTACCTACCTACCTTGCGCTAAGTGAATTAGAGCGCCGCAAAAGCATGAGAGAAAAATATCAACAAGGTCAACCTGAAAAGAAAACAATAGCAGAAAGCATCATTGAAGGGGCACAACCTCAAGCGCCTCAACAACCACAAATGCCTTCTCAACAAATGCCACAAGGTGGCGTAGCATCCCTACCAGAAGCTCAACCTATGATGCAAGCTATGCAACCACCTCCACAAATGCCTCCTCAAGGTATGGCACAAGGCGGTATGGTTGCGTTTGAAGATGGTGGACTAGCTGAGCTAGATGTGGGTAATATGTTTAATGAAGCCAACTATGCATCAGGTGGTATTGTTGCGTTTGATGACGGTGGCGAAGTAAGACACTATGCACAAGGTGACTATGTTTTACCAGCTGATTATGACCCTGAAGCTATGATGATGCAATATGCAGAAGCTGAATCTAATATACCTAGATATACTTCGGGTGATCAATTTGGAGAAAACTATAAAAAGAAACTTGAAGAATTACGCAAGATGTCAAGGTCTCCTTACGATACAGCAATAGAATATTATGAGTCAATTCCAAAACCAATGATAGGTCCTGGTACAGTATATTCTCGCCCTGAAAATGTATTAAAGAGAGAAAGAGAACAGTGGTTTAAATCAAAACCTGCTATGACACCTACAATTGGTGTAACCGATGATAAGAACAAAGGCGATAAAAATAAAACTGATAATAAAGTAGCTGAAAATAAAGGCAAACCTCCTTTTGTGGGGAATACTGGGGCTGATTATGGGTTTGAAACAGTAAAAGGTATTGGTGACTACGCTAAAGAACTACAAGATTATATTGGCGCTGATCCTGCAAAAGCTGGGTTACAAGAAAGATTGTCTAAGATGGACGCAGCTGCGGCTAAACAAGCTGAACAAGCTCCATGGTTAGCACTAGCTAAAGCTGGGTTTGAAATGGCTAACCAACGTGCTGAATTTGGTAAAGCGGCTGAAACTCCGTTAGCATCTGCGGCTCGTGGTGCTGGTGCTGGACTTAAAGATTATATTGAGGCTAAAGATAAATTAACTTCACTAGAAGAAAAACGTTTCGGTATTGCTAATGATCTTGCTAGGTCTGATAGAGCAGAAAGAATCGCTATAGCTAAGTTTGGTGCAGATAGTAAACAAGCTGTTGAAGCGGCTAATCGCCATGCTAAATTACAAGAACAACATGATAAAGTTTTAATTCAAATGAATAATGCAGATAATGCTACTAGAGTGGCTACTGCAGGGGCAAAGAATATTCTTGAACCTGAAAAAATTATTGCTGCAAAAGAAAAGATTAGATCGGGCAACCCAACATATTTAAGTTGGTATAATGATATGACTAAAAAGAACAAAAACATTGTTAACACGCCTCAATTTAAACGAGAAGAAGAAGCGCTAGTTAATGAGTTAGTTATGAGAGAAGGTAGTTTAAACCCTACCCCTACAATTGATACATCCCAATGGAGTCTAGGGCAACCACAACGCTAGTCATGGCTCAATATACAATTAATACACCGCAAGGCCCTCTTGTTGTTAATGGGCCAGAAGGCGCAAGCCAAGACCAAGTATTTGCGGCGGCTAAACAATTAATACTTGAACGTCAACGAGATTTAACCGATGTTAAGCCTGATTATACAATGGGTGAAGCTGCATCAAAAGCCCTCACTCGAGGCACTAAACAAATTGGTTCTGCTATATTCGATGTTATCCCTGCTATGGGTGCTAGTGCTTTAGGTTTTGATGAATACGCCAAAAAGCAGATGGAAGAGGCCCAACAAACCCGAGAAGAAATTCAAAAATACTACGCTCCCGAAGTTGCCTCATATAAAGAAGCTACAACCCCAGGAAAAATGGGCACGTATGCACTTGAAACAATTGTAGAACAAGTTCCTAACTTAGCTTCTATGTTTATTCCTGGTGGAGTAGGTGCCGCTGTCGGACGTCGCGCAGGTGTTGGTGCTGCAGAAAGAGGCTTAGCATCTCAGTTACCTCCTACATTAACTCAAGGTCTAGCTCAAAAAGAAATAGTAAATGTTGCTGAAAGATTATATGGCCCTGAAGCAATTAAACAAACATTAGGGCAAGCTGCTACCTCTGGATCTAAAGTTGGCGGTGGTACAGGACTTTATTTAGGCGCTTTTTCTCAGAACGCTCCCGAAGTATTTCAAAATATTTACGACCAAACAGGCCAATTTGAAACAGGCGCATCTGTGTTAGCTGGTGGTATCTCGTCTGTATTAGACACAGCAATGCCTGCTTACATTATTAATAAGTTTAAAGGCCCATCAAAAGCATTATTTATAGAAACACTATTAGAAAAATCAGGTATGAAGCCGGGATTAGCTCGTAAAGCTATTTCTGTCTTGCCTGAAGCTGCGGGGATAGAAGGTCTTACAGAAGGTGCCCAAGAAGCTATTAGTATTCAAGCAGAAAAATATATTACAAATAACCAAGATAAATTTTCATCCGATGAGTGGAATAGAGTATTAGAATCTGGTATTAGAGGCGCTGTTGCTGGTTTAGGATTTGGTATACCTACTACTGTAGCAAGTCGCTTACAAGAACGTGGTCAAGCAGATGCAAATCAAATTGTTCAAGACATTATTAATCAACCATCCCCACAACCCGATGTAACAGGAGTATTACAAAATGGAGACGTACGATCTGACGCCGAAGGAAATCGAGATAATATTCCAGTATCTGGACAACCCGCTATCAACCAAGCTGCCGCCGGACTTGCAGATGCTGACGGACTTGGAGATGATGGGGCTGCAGCTGATATTATCGGAACTCAAGATGGAGCTGAAGGAAGCCCAGTTTCTCAAACAAGTGCATTAACATCCACCCCTAAAGTTCAAGATATATTAAAAGATGAGGGTATTGAAACTCAACAAAATAGATTTAAAAATGAATTAAAAGATATACGTACCGAAGAAGAAGATAATGAGATGACTCATGCGCCTGATTCTCCTAAAGGTATTTTAAAAGATAATTTAAGAACTCTTTTATCTAAAGATATATCTCAAGAAGATTTAGCTGCTATACATCAATATGCGATTGACAATAATAGATTAGATATAGCTAAACTCGCTACAAATAAAGCCGAAACAAAAGCTACTGGACTAGAAACTTTATTTGCAAATAATATAGAGGGCACTACTCAACAAAATGTAGAAGAGGCTAAAACTTTTGCGGATAATTTAAAAGCTTCATTACTTACTAAAGCTCAAGAAACCCAAACCCAAAAACAAAAACCAACTACTCAACAAATACCACAAGCAGCAATCAATGCATGGAACAAGATATCTCGTACAAGCTTTAGTGATTTAGTTCCTGAAGACCAAGCTAAAGTACTTGATGCTCACAAAGCTAACGCGCTTAATAATGACTTTGCTGATGAGCTAGATCAATATTATGAAGAGTCAAGACAAGCAGCGCCAGAAGAAGGCTTACCTACTACAAACGAAACAGCTGAGTCTATTACGAATCATTTAGTTAATGAGTTTGGTAACAACGTTAGAACTGCACAAAACCGTGGTACTTTAAAAATTGTAAACAACGCAGATGAATTATCTAAACTAGGTATCAATGTAGCACCGAACGCTGTCGGGGCCTACTCAAAAGGCACGTCTTATATAATTGCAAATCGTTTGAACAAAGACAATGCTAGAAGAGCCTTGTTACACGAAGTCGGAGAGCATCATGGGTTAGAAGGCATGCTAGGTAAAGACTTATATAAACAAGTTCTTCGTCAAGTTCGTAGCATGAACACTATGGACCCTGCGGTTACAGCTGCGCATGACCATGTTAATAAGCAATACCTAGAATTAAAGCCCGGTACTGATGCACATACGCGTGAAGTATTAGCTAGAATTGGTGAGACTGCGCCTGAAAATTCAGTATGGCGTAGGGTTGTAGGCGCTGTTAAAAACTTCTTGACTAAGATGGGACTTTATAATCCTAACAAGATGACAACGGCTGACATACACGACTTAATCTTACACTCTACTAGAACAACGTTGAAAAAAGGTGCGCAAAAATTATCTGGTACTAAAGTAGAAACTCAAGAAATGAGAGCCGCTGTGCCACCAAGCGGTGTTAACCAAGAAAACGCTAAAAACTTAATTAACTCTGTAGGCCAAATATATACAAGCCTCCCTAAGTATTCTACTGATATAGGCAAAGAAGTTAGGAATGTTGTCTCAAGAAGTCCAAGATGGTTCCAACAAGCTTATTTATCCTTTTTATCTTTACCACAAAAGATTGAACTCTACGGTAAAAAATTACCTGCGCTAAACAATATATTAGTAGCATTAGAACAACGTGCAAGTATGGCGGATAAAGAAAGATCATTAGTAGATAAATTAGTCTTCGCGGGTAAAAAGATTATTGACAGCCACCCTAGAGCTCTTGTTGATAAGTGGAACAAGATTGTATTAAAACTTTCAGCAGATGAAATTGATCCTCGCGACCCTAAAAATATTAATAACGATTTAGTTAGAAACTTTCATGCACTTCCTAAAGACTTACAAGATTTAGCTATCGCATATACAAAACAATATGAAGCATATAGTGAACAACTTATAGGCACTATTCAAAAATATTCTTCTGGTGCGGGTAATGCATTATTAAATAGATGGAAAAAACATAAGCAGCCTTTCTATCATCCATTAAGACGTCAAGGTGAATACTGGGTATCTTATAAAGATAAGAGCGGCACTGAAATAGTTATTGCTAGACGAAGCCCTGCTGAAATTAAAGATATTATTAAAGCCGCTCAAGCTCAAGGTGGAACAGATTTTAATCAATATACTAAATTAGAAAAACGTAACTATAAAGATGCACCTCCAGGCGAATTTGTAACCGAACTTATGAATATGCTTCAAAAAGATTTAGCTGGCAAGGGGATGAATCCAGCAGATATTGAATCTATCAAGAATGAAATTTATAACTCATATCTAGACTTATTACCTACTGGCTCTATTAAACAACAATTACGTGAACGTGAAGGTACACCGGGTTACATTGAAGACGTAGTAGGTGGCTTTGCTGACCTCGGTTCTAAGATGGCAAACCAACTATCTAATCTAGAATACAGACCCCAAATTGATAACGCAGTTGCTGATTTAAATGGAAACCTTGAAAATTATAATGGTGAAGATAAAGATACATTAATTAATGTTGTCCAAGATATATACAATCAAAAGAGTTTCTTAGATAACCCAATAGCTAATAATGTTGCATCTCAATTAGGCTTTGTAAGTTATATGTGGAATATTGCGGGTAACATATCTTCTGCGCTAGTTAACACGACTCAATTGGCTATGGCTGTATTCCCCATGCTTGCAGGGCGATATGGCTATGGTAAAGCACTCGGTGCTATGACTGACGCATTTAAGATGTATTACAACGGCGGTCAAGATAACAATAGAGTTTATATGCCCGACCTTACTTTTGGTATAAACCCAAATATATCTAAAGACCATAAAGATTTATATGATGCGGCGATTGAAGCTTCAGCTATTAGACGTGGCCCTGGCTACGAACTATCTGAAATGAGAAGACAAAATGCTTCTGACTTTACTGGAACTAAAGCTAAGATTGAAACAGGATTAAGTTGGATATTCCAAAACACAGAACGTATGAATAGAGAAGTAACGCTTTTAGCAGCGTATGATTTGGCTCGTGCTAATGGTATGACACATCCTGCGGCTATTAAAGACGCACTAGATTTAACTATGAAACTACATTCTCATGCATTATCAGAAGCAGGTCCTCGTATTATGCAAGACGGTATTGGCAAAGTAGCATTTACATTTAAACGTTTTGCTCAAGCTCAAATCTATAATACTGCACGATTATTTTATCAAGTGTTTAAAGACGCTGATCCTGAAACTCGTAAGATTGCTAGAAAACAATTGCTAGGTATTTATGGTATGACTTACGTATTCTCTGGGGCTCAAGGTTTACCTCTTTATGGCGCGGCAAATATGTTATCAAGTGCTATCGCAGGTATGTTTGGTGATGACGAGCCTTATGACTTTGATGAAGAAGTGCGTGAAGCGATTGGCGACCTAGGCTACAAAGGCCCGATGAATAAATTACTTGGGGTAGATATTGCTTCAAGAACTGGTTTCAATGGAATGATCTGGAGAACTGATAATCAACGTTTATCTGAAGTAGGATTCGCTCCATACTTTGCAGAACATTTCTTTGGCCCGGCTTACCAAGTATTAGCTATTAATCCAGTTCGTGCAGCTAAGCTATGGGGAGAAGGTTATACAGAACGCTCAATTGAAACGATTGTTCCTGCGTTTGTTAAAAACCCAATGAAAGCTTTCCGTATGGCTACAGAAGGTGCTACAAATAAAGATGGCGTTAAAGTAATTGATGAAGTAGGCCCTATGAGTTCATTCTTTCAAATTTGGGGATTTACTAATTCAGAATTAGCTGAAGCTTATACACGTGCTAACTCTATGAAACAAGCAGAAAAACAAATTTTAAATAGAAAATCTTCATTAGTTAATTTACACTACTTAGCTAAAATGAACGGTGATCAAGACATGTTAGCAAAAGTTAAAGAAGATATTGCTAACTTTAATAAATCATTCCCAGGCTCTATTACACTTGAGACTATAAGAAGGTCAGAAGCTCAACATCAAGTAAGACTTAGAAAATCTGTTGACGGTGTATACTTAAATAAAAAATACGCTAAGAGAATTGAAGAAGACTACGGTAACTAATTAAGTCTCCAAGCCCTAACCCCTAGGCACCCATCCTTTATAGTAACAAAAGCTTTAACACGGACTTGCGCCCTTTTAGCTCCCATTTCTAAAGCATATATCATAGGCGAAGGTTTTAAAGTGGGGACAAAAAAACTATCCCCGACCCCCATATTTTCAAACGGAAATATCCATTCCGGCTCAGTGAGCTGGTTCATTAATTACCTTAAATGTTTCATCAGAAAAATGCTTAGTGTCAAATACATAAGCTTCAATATTTAAAGTACCTGTTGCGTCTTTCCATCCTGAACCCATTTTCTTTCTTTTCTCTATTACCTCTACACCCGCCATTTGCATCTGATATAAAAACTCTCTTGAGCTAACTTGATTCTCAGATAAGAACTTACGGAATGCAGGTTTAGATATTGCTATAGTAGACGTATCTACCTCAGCTCTAATAACTAATGATGATCTTGGTTCCATCGATACTTTACCATCTTTGATTGCTAAGATGCCGGTTTGGTTAGTATTTATAAATTCGCCGATAAGAGATTCGTAATCAACACGATTAACTTTAACTACGTTGTCTCTAATATTAATCATCTCACCTACTATAGTTCCATATATTTTATCTAAGTCATACTCTACAATTTCAGCCCCTACCGCTATGTCACCTGCTGTCATCGATGCAGCAACTAAGTTTTCATAGAATCGATAAGCAGTATCTTCACCAAAGTCTTTCTTAAATCGTAGTGTCCACTTCTCAATCATGCCTAATATGTCAGCATCACTATAACCATATAAAGCTTGGATAAATGCCGGACCTGCCCAGCCATAGTTAGTTCTAAACTTATCAAATATCTCACGACCTAGTGAAGCATCGTCTTTAAATGCTGTTGGTTTGCGAGCTGAAATCTCAATAAGCCTAGCTACCTCACCATTAGGATCTTTTTTAAACATTGATAACTTATCATATAAAGAATGATTCGATGTGAACACAGCAACTAATGACGCTGATATCTCATGTTCTCTTTCTGCATTGACCGATGCTTGCATTCTAATCTTAGCTTTACCTTGTGAAATCTTATGGATTAATTGAGATAAAGTTTTAGGCAGGATGTTACCCACTTCATCTAATCCAAAAGGTATATTGTGTAGCCCTAAGAATCTCCCTGTTAATCCATTCTCGGTTGCGTCAAGAACGGATAGATCTTTAGGGTTACCCCAAATACTTAAATTAGAATACAGAGCACCGGTTTTCGCAGCCCCTGACTCCCCCGTCAGACAAATCGTTACGCCTGATGTTGATGTATAGTCCATAAGAACTGAACCAAATCCTGACAACAATACAAACGCATGTACTTCTAAACTATCTTTATTTAACTTGTTAGCTGATTTCTTCCATGTTTCAAAGTCACCTGCTTGTGTTAAATGTTTTGCAATACCTCTGCATAGTGGAGACGTTGGTGCAGATATGACATCCCCGTTCCTTGTTATTTCTTTATCACCTATCACGAATGATTCTCGTTTTGGTGTCCAACCCATTTGTGTTCTCATAATTTCCGCCTTATTTCGGTCACGTAAATATTGACCCCATTTAATTATATATTGCATAAACATTGTTACTCCTGCTGGATTAAAATAAACTCCGCTACTTGACATAACTTCTTTAAACTTATCCTGCGCATATACGTACTTCATTGGTAAAATAATATCTCTATCATCATCGTTAGGCATAACTATCTTCACCTCTAAACATTCGCCATCAAACGTACTAAACATTCTACGTAATGGATACACATCTTGATCTGTTAATAGTATTGGATCATCTTGCTTTGCCGCACCATCTTTATCAAACTTAGCTGTTGGAACTATATAAATCCCTCCGGCCTGTCCTCTAACATATGGATAGAGTTCTCTTGGTAGGACCACGTTATTAGGGTCCATAACAAACCTTGTAGTACTTGATACTACTTCTTGCTTCTGTGTTTCCCGCACGACTTCTTGCACTGGAATAATTTCTTCAGGTTTAATATTAAGTGTTTCAAATAATTTGTTAACATTGTTTACTTCCTCCGTTGGTTGTTTAGTTTCTGGTTCTTTTATCTCTGCAATTTTAAATAGCTTACCGAACGCTAATGGATTAGCTGGCTTGATCTTTCCTTTATACTGACATGTGTCACAGATACCGGGGTTCGTGTTGTTAAATGTTTCGCATGATTGTGGCATGCCTTGTGTTGCATTTGCTTTTTGTTCTGTTGCATCTTTATTGTAGCTAGGGTGTTCCTCGGACATTGCGTGAATCGCGCTATCTCTATCTTTACAATGTTGAGCAATGCTTAACCCTGCTCTCCATACTGGCTCTGTTACTGTCTTTGCATTCTCTAAGATAAACTTAATCTGATTACAGCCTTCGCCCTTTATACTCTTGTCAGCTATGTCGCTAAAGTCATACTCATAGTTAGTTAAGCCCATCATGCGACGTTGGTCATCGCTTAAACCTTTAGGTACATTCGCTAACAATGAATTAACTGAGACATCGATGTTGCCTAGCTCTACTTTAAATACATCGTCAAAACTATATACAGGTAGGTCTTCACCTCGATAGATATAAGTTCTGCTTGGGGGATCTGACTTATGATTGAATGAACCAGGTGATCGTAAGATACGCGCAGCGTCCGCAGTTACAACTGGATCAATCTTGAGACCGTTGCTTATGCATAGTTCTTTGAAGCGTTCTGCATTTGGTTTCCACTCAGTAATATCTAAGTCTCTATCAAAGAACCAATAGGCATGTATGCCCCCACCTGAATCAACTACGGTAGGCTGAGGTACCCATGTCTCTGAGAGAAACTTATCTAGTGCATCTAAAGCTTCTTGTTTAGATTGGTAATCTTTGCTTTCCCCAACATCGAGGTCTACGAAGAATGATCTTGCAAATACAGCTTCGTCTGCTTTGCGACTGTATGCACTAAATGAGTTAAGTGCAACAAAGACATTAAGCTTTTTATTGTTATAGGTTTCTATGAGAGGTTCTATCTCATCAATAGATTCTACAAACTTGTGCTTAACACGTTTATCTACACTCGTATCAATTGTCGCAACACAATATACGCCTTGAGAAGGTAATGCTTTTTTATAAAATTCTGTAATCATTTGCAGTGACTTTCTATTTTTTTAGTCAACAGTATCCCGCCACACCAATCGTGTGTTTTTAAATTTGAACTCCGGGACATCCCTATTATACTACTATTTAAATCTTAACTCTAATCATAGCTAAGTAAGTTTTGGCATCTGAGAGTGAGGCCGCAGGCAGTACACCTGAAACCAAACCCTCATCCACCAATTTAATGAATGACAACACTTTAATATAGTTACTATCCCTAAGATACTCACCTCTGAACCACTTATGAATGGAGAAGCGCGATACGTTTAAAGCTTTTGCGACGTACAGCGTTGGAAGATTTGCTTTTATACAAACTCTACCTAAACGCACTCCGACCCTTTCTGGATCAGCTTTAGCAAGCTCTCTTAAAAATACTTCACTATACGGTCTTGCCATTTTACGTCTTTGCCCATTTCTTAACAATGTCGTTCACATTATTAACTTTGTCCGGATTACTAGAAGGTGCGGACTCCCTTAATATCGGTTCAGCATCTGCTACTACATCGCTCTTAGTGGACGCTACCGTTGTATCCACAATTACCGGTTGAGCTACTGCAGGTGCTTCGCCTTCTGCTTGGAACACTGTTAATTTCACTGCTTGCTCAGCTGCTTTAGATTTACCTTGTCTGTCAATAATTTCAAACAGCTCTTGAGATAATCCTGCTGCAGGTGACCATAACACCTTTGGTGTTGGCGACTTAGTATCAAATTGCATCTTACTTACTACGCGACTTGCACTAACATTGTTGCTTGCCAACATTTGAACGTAAGGTCTAAAACCCCACTTACCATTGTCTTCCCTTGCGAATGCTGATGTTGCAGGTAAAACTAATTGCATAACATCACCAGCCGGATCATCAGGAAGCACTACAGCTAGACGCCATGATAGACGGCATGCTGACCCACCACCCGCTGCAGAGTTTTTAACACTGAGTGGACATGAGTCACATGATTTAGCTTGAGGTGACTTTACTTCTACATCAGGAGTTTGAGAGTCACTTGACCAACATGTCGGAGATGATTTCTCGCCTTCCTTATAGTTATCCGCATAATATGTTCTTGCTGCATTATGCGCCATCTTTACTACAATTACATTCATGTGACGGTCTTCGATAGTACCTACTTCTTTACCACCAGCGTACTTACGAAACACACCACCTTTAATTGAAATACGTTTATTTGAATTTACAGAGCCCCCTGCAACCGCAAGAGTATCAGCATCTAATCCTGTTTGAAATAGAGCCGGGTTACTTTGTAAAATATTTGCTAATTCGCTACTCATATACTACTCCTTTATGACCTAACAGTTGGTTTTTTAACTACTATATTAAATTCACGCATGGTACTGATTCCAGGAGGTAAACCCTCATTTGCATGGGTTATCATATGCTCTCTAAAATTAGATTGGTTTAAGCGCTGCCATAATAATTCAATTGCATTATGTTCTTTAAGGTAGTCCATAAAACTTCCCCAATCGCTACAAACAAATTCTTCTTTGAGAGTTTTGATAATTGTTCCCGCACCAGTACGGATACTATCAGCGCTCATTTCATTACACTTACTTAATAACACTTGCTCAATCTGTACTAATTCACTTTTCAATTCAGACTCTTTTGTTTTGTACTCGTTGTAGAGCTTATCCTTTTGATTTCTAATTGTCAAGTAAACCTTGACTAATTCATCTAACTGAATATCTTTTGTTTCTATTTCTTTTTCTAGGGTATCGCTCATATTTCTAACTCCTCTTTATAAAGATCAACTAATTTTGCATGTAAATCTACTTTTCCCTGCAACATCTTATACATCTTCTTCTCAATTTCAGAACCTTGCAAATGCACAACCGTCATTTTATTCTTCTGTCCATACCTATCCATACGGGCGATACATTGCAAATACGTCTCAACACTTAAAACAGGTGACCAGAATACCACAGTATCGGCTCTTGTCAAGGTTACTCCATGAGAAGCTGCTTGAGGTTGAATAACTAATACCCTTGGATCATCCATCGTTTGAAACTTATTGATTATATTAGCACGTTCTGTTGCAGATACGGGGCCATTTATTATTTCATTTGATATATTTTTTTGTGTTAAATGTCTTGACACTATTTCAATAGTGTGCCTATAAGGAACAAAGATAAGTACTTTATTCTCTGTTTCTTCTAATACTTCATCAAGTGCGGATAGTCTAGGACTAATATCAAACTCAACTATTTCTTTTTTATCTGTGTATACGGCGCCTCCTGATATTTGTAGTAGTTTATTTAATGCGGCAGCTGCGTTTACAGAACTAATAATTTCTCCAGCTGCATGGATAAGCATCTCTTCTTTTAAAGCTTTGTAATATTTTTGTACCTGTGAAGTTAATGGAACGTCTCGTGTTTGATACATGACGTCAGGTAAATCTAAACAATCATTCTTAGCAAATCTAATAGCTGGTTGTAATGCTTTGAACACTTCGTCTTTAGCGTTTGTTCTTGGTAACCATTTAAACCTTGTTTTTTGAAACATAACTTTGTCGCGCCATGCGGTTGTATATTTAGGAACCCTATTAGGGCATATGAATTTAGCTAAACCAAATGCATCGAGGGGTGATTGAGCCGCAGGCGTACCTGTCATCATCCACATTCTTGTTTCTGGTTTAACTACTTTAGATAAAGTTTTCCATCGAGATGTTGATATAGATTTATATGCATTGGCTTCATCTACAATGATTAAGTCAAAGCCCCCTTTTATAATAGAATCTAATACAATCGCTAGGCCTTCGTAGTTAATAATTATAAATTCGTAGTCCCCACTAATAATCTTTTCTCTTTTTTGTGCCGGACCGTGTGCGACTCCGGAAGCTCTATGCATAGCAGTGTTAAAAATGTCGTTCTGCCAAGCCGAATACATAATAGATAATGGGCAAATAATCAAAACTCTTTTAACTTTACCTAATGTCATTAGATAGTCAGCCGCCCATATAGCAGACGAAGTTTTACCTGTACCTGCTTCGTTAAAACAAAAGGCTCTTTGATTAATACTTAAAAATTCTGCAGTGACTCTTTGGTGATCAAACGGTCTATATATGCCCGGCCACTTGTAGTCTCTTGATATTGGAGAAGGCAGGTTAGTGCGGAAAGATACAAGTTGATTAAGTTTAGTCATTTCATCTACGCCCCAATAAACTAACATCTCTGCTAGGTTACCGTCGCGCTTTAGAACTTCACTCTTCTCAATGTTACTTGTTATATGCGGAACAATATGCTCCGGTACGGTCAGCTGAACTGCCGCGTTGTCTACTATATGCATTACTATCCTGACTGATCAAATTGATTAATTAACTGCACTCCTTACGGGAGGTAATCGTACTACTAAACTATTTCTTCTTACGCTCTTTTGTACTTGTTTCTGAAACTAAATTACTTTTTGCATCTCTTTTAAATGAACGATTTGTAGAGGATGATGTAATGTATACACCATTTTTATTAGAGCCCCCTTTGTCTAATGCTTTCTTATGAGCCACATCTTTACCGTTACGTGCTGGAGATTTTTTTGTTACTGTACCAGTATCTCGTTTATCAATAGCACGGCGGGCACGTTGTCTTTCCATACGGCGCTCGTGTTCCCCACGTTTAAGCTCCATTTGGTATTCATGGTCGTACGGTCTAGGTTTTTTAGTATATGGCATGTCGGTATTATACTCTATGTCCGGTTAAAATCACAGCTTTTGACAGGGCAGAACCTGCATAACGGCGTAGGGTTAGCTTGCCAAGTATTTGATTCGTATGAATTATCTAACCTCTGTAAAGGCACTGCAAATTTATCCCATGATTTTTCTATATCGATACGATGATATGTCTCAGGAACAAAGCTTCCGTGCATTACAAATAGTAACCCACCTTTAATCTTTTGTACCTCTGGAAAATGAGCAAACGTCATCAACGCCATAAGTCTTAATTGTTTTGGATCAGGATACTTATTACTTCCTGTTTTATAATCTACGATGAATGCATTCTCGCCATCAACAATAAGTAAGTCTACAATACCTCGAACCCAACGACCCGGATCATCAAACGCACAGACTTTTCTATCTTTAGTTAATGCCATCTCGTACTCAGGATACTTAGTCCCAGGAATTGCAATCAACTCATCTACTACTGATTTAAATCTTTCGTAATTCTTAGCTAATACAATTCCATCTTTTACATAATCTTCTAAAGCTTTATGAACCTCTGTCCCATATATCATCTTTTCAGACGGAATAATAGTGTAGTTCTTTGCTACCTTTATCTCATAGTATTGCTTAGGACAATTTTGATATTGTTTTAAAGCCGAGTAAGACCATGTAAAATCAGACATTATTCTTTATCTACTTTCTGAACGTTACCCGTCGATTTATTGAGCTCGTATTCAGCTAACTCTTCTTTCTTTTTCTTACCAAATATTCTGTCCCATCCACTTTCAAACATTTCATTGTTAGGTTTAGATTGTAACCAATCTCCTGTCACATCATTCCGCGCTGTCTTTTTCATAATTCTCCTTAATATCTTGCATCAAATCTTCAAAAGTTAATTGATCTTTATCAAGTTCAAACTCCACGCTGAACATGAACCTTGTAGTTTCATAATTATATACTGTGTGGGGCACTTGCGTATTGTATAAATAATATGTATTAGGTTTATATTGAAGTTCTGCTATTTTAAATACTTGTCCTTCTTTTTGAGGGGCAAACATACTTGAGCTCCGCATCATTGGCGTTAAGGACATATTAATACCTACGCCCCGTCTAGTATCTGTGTGCCAATCATAACAAGTATAAGGGTCCATTCGCAATACGCCAGTAACAAAACTATACCTCGTCGATAGCCATTTAAATAAAGGATCTAATTCTATCAAAGGTTCATTTGGTACAGCCCTAGCTGTAAAATTATAGTATTCATACCAATCCCCCGGCGCCATTGCTAGCTCTAATAATGCCGGTGCTACTGTAGACTTTTCTTTTATTTCATAGTAGTTCATGATAGGTTCCTAATATCCATTTTGCAAATTTAATAAGGTCTTCTGGTGATGCGCTTCCCTTCATTGTATTAGCTTTATGACTAAGCACTTGCACGTTGCCTTTTATATATCCTTTAGTGTTATCAATCCTGTCTAGCGACGGTGAATTATCTGAAGGACCCGCTCTTACATTTATTCTACCTTCTACAAAAATAGGGATGCCAAGTATAGGGCAGATGATAGGAATATCAATATCACTTTCCTCAATGGTTACTTCATGCCCTTTTACTCTACTTCTATATTTTGCATGAATTAATAATGACTTCCCCATGTTGTTGGCTCTATATCCCCGCATATACTCTGTGTGAGTCATGCCATCTTTATATTTTTTAACACTCGCCATAGCTATCTCCGTGGGCTGCTTCACAAGTAATAGGTAATGTCGTTCCCCATGTAGGCGGTGTTGACATGATACCCGTAATATATTTCAACGCATTATCTGCATCGTCTTTCTTTGCTATACAAACTACAGAGTCGTGCACGGTTAACACAGGTCTATACTGTTTACTAATCTTAACCATCTGTTCACCAATCACAATCCGTGCTAATGCTTGAATGACATTCTCAACGACTGACCCACCCCATACAGAGATATAACCTCGTCTTGATTTATATTTATATTTACCCTTACCTTCTTCGGTGTCCCATTTCAATTCAGGATACTGGATATATAATCCGTTAGGTAATTGAATACCTTTAGGTGTTACAAGTAATACCTTGTGTGCACCAACGTAATATGGTTCTTTGTTTTCAGGCCATGACGCTATGTCACCCAGTGCGTTATCACAGTCACCCCATAACTCAATCACCTTGTCATTAACTTCGCGGTAAATCTTGACGTATCGCTTACACTCTTCTTCTTCGATGTTAAGCCCTGTAGCAACCTTTAATGTATGTTGTAGCTTAGTAGGCCCAGTGCCATAACCTAAGCCTAAAATACATGTCTTGCCTACGGCTCTTTCTACAGCTTCTCTCTTTGTAATGGTTCTATCAAATACTTTAGATGCAAACTCTGAATAAACATCACGACCTTCTGCATACCATTGAACCACATCGTCTTGCCCCGCTACCCACACGAGTATCCGAGCTTCAATCTGTGACGAGTCAGAGTTAATAACTACATGATCTTCTGGCGGTATGACTGCGTTCTTGAGGGCTTTCTTTTTCTTATCTCGACTTGGTAAGTTTTGGAAGTTAACTTTGTCCGATCCAGCCCATCGACCCGTATGTGCACCGTAATACTTAAGAGGAATAGGCAACTTGCCCTTATTACGCGACCCAATACCGATGAACCTTTCAATTCTACTCTCCTCAATTGTGCTTTTAGTGCCCAACCTTACGCGACAAAGTTCTTGTATGTATATGTCTTCGTGTTCACATAATTCTAGGAAACCCTGATCGCCTTTAGCTAAAGCAAACGTAGGTTTCCCTGTTGCTGGACTTTCTTTCATAGGCACGATTACACCTAGTTCTTCTAAGATGACTGCAAACTGTTGGTTACTTGCTAATTTCTTTCTTACACACTCTTCATCTTCGCAACCAAGTTTATCCATGAGACCGTTGAGCATGGCTTTCTTTTCTTCGTTAACTTCGTCAAGACGATCTTGTAACAACGCATCATCGACCTCTAAGACAGGCTCGGTATACATGCGGATTGTAAGATCAATCAGTTTAATTTCGTTATCGTTGAAGTCAGGTGCTAATACACCAAAGAGTTTGTAGGTAAGTTCTGTATCGTTCTTACAGTATTCACCATATTGTTTTAAGTCAGCTTCGTTAAAGTCTTCTAGTCGTTTGCCTTTAGCCTCGACAACTTCAGTGCCTTTACGACCTAATTGATAGCGCTCAACAAGAGCCGATAGACTGCCCCCAGCATCAACACCGTGGATAGCACGAGCCATACACAAAGTATCAAAGTAAAGAGCAGGAATGATGCCATAACGAAAAGATAAAATAGCGCCGTCGAACAAAGTATTGTGACAAAGGAGTGCAGAATTTCCCCAATCGATTTTGGATAACGCTTCTTTGACATCATCACCTGTATGCCACGTAGTTTGTCCTTCATCAATTTTAATTCCAACACCAATAGTTTGGAAACGTTTATCACGGATGTATTCCTCTGTAGTTAGATTGGTTAGGCTGAATCCCGCCTCATAAAATGTCTCAAAGTCTAGTGTTACTAGTTGCATGGGTGCTTTCTAATTGGTGGGCTACTCACGGTTTATGTAAGTGCAAAAATACCATTTTAAACATATAAATAAAGTGCTTTCGCCCGTTGTTCTTTAAATCAATGCTAATACTAACAAGAGTGTGAAGAAAAGTCCAGCCATTATTCTGTTAGTTATCTTCTCATCTTTTTCTATTTGATCCTCACTTTGATACGTTCCCTTCCAAGCTTCATAAGATGATCTTGGTGTAGGTTTATCTACTGTGTCCGGCTGAAAGAATCTCCATCCTTTTTTTGCGTTTTTTGCAAATATCTTCATCTGCCAAGGTTCAAAACCTTTTAAGTTTGCGTCTGCCACAATCTTTCTCCTTTTATTTTGAGTGTTTTGTTGATTCGTCTCTGCATTCAACTGAGCACCACCTTCTTGTATCGGGAACTCCTTCTCCACACCACGTACATATGCCCGTATCGTTGTTTGGTATTTTTGCCTTTGCTTGTGCGTTAGCGATCGTTGCATGTGTCAAAGTCTCCAAATAATCATTTGCTCTGTCTACTTCATCAGCCATTTATACTCTTTCTTGTAACAATAAATCCTGTAGTCCATAATTTACCACCATTTACTTTAGCAGGTAATGGGTCAATCAATTTTCTTGCAACAAGCTCATCTAATTTATCTTTTTTAACACTACAATTTTGTTGGATCTTAGTTTGTGTGACGTTAGGATACTTAGCTCTGTAAGCATTAATCATCTCAGCTCTTTCTTCATCGGTATATCTTTTAAATGGTTCAGGGTACTTCAAAATAAACATTCTCCTACTAGTTTAAATAAGTCTTCTTTGACTTGAATTGGTTTATCTAATTTTACTACGTTCTTACCTTGGTCTTTATGCCACTTAGCTTCCTTCATAGACCATCGATATTGGCGTATAACTTCACCATCACTATCTATTACTGCATGACTAAACGGAATCATCTGTCCACCTCATTTTAAAATGCCACCACATTTTTCTTAGCTTGCTTATCTCTTGGTCAATTCGTTTGCGTTTATCAGAAGTTCTTTTTTTAAACCATCTTCTTAGTAGAAGTTTTCCGCCTACTTTTTTAGCACCGTATACAATCATGGCACTAAAGTCTTTTGTTCAAAGCATTCAAGGTGCGACTTCACAAACATATTAGTTTTTACTTCTTCATAGAGTTCACCTTGTATGCACTTTAAATTCTTTTCGTATTTCTTTTGTACGTGGATAGATTGCATAATTCCCCACGTTATACATGCGCCCACAATAAGTCCTACAAGAATATATCCTGTGCCTTCATATTTATTAGAGTCCATTGTTTGCTTCAATCAATCTTTTACTATCATATTTCTTATTCTTCTTTGCCATATCATGCGCATACTTTTGAAATGCTTGATGCCCCATAAAATCTTCTAGCACTACTTTATAAGACCCACTTAATTCTACCTCGTTGTCGTTGAAGCCAAGAGGCGCGGTTTTTAACAAGAGCTCGTATTGTTCTTTCAGCACTGCCACCACGATAGGCTCTAGCAATTCATACTCTAGATTTAGTTTTACTTCCACTTTTTTTCTCCTTAATTTCTTTTATCATTTGTTGTTTAGCGGTTTCTACTCTTTCTTCAATCCGTTTAGTTAATGATCTTTGATCCCATTCAAGCAATCCACATGCTAATGTTAATACACGATTGTCTGAATAAAACCACGGCAGTGTGTCTAATGGATATTTATTTTTAATTTCAAAATCCAAGTCATCTATCGCTTGCAATAATATAGCTACGATGAGTCTGCCTTCCGGTGTCCCAACTATGCCTGTGAAGTTTTCTTCTTCAAGCCTATCTAACGCCGGTATACTTCTACTATCCATATTTCTTTTCTTTCTCTATATAAAAGATTAGTGCAGACCATCTTACTATAGGTCTCATATTTCTCCAAGGGTTTTTAATACTTGTATCATGGAAATTTGTAGCACCGTATGAATAGTCTACCTCAAGTTTATGTAATACCCTATAGGCCAAGTCATAATATTGTTGTTGTATCTTTGGTGGGGTCTTGACACCATACCATGAAAACTGATAGGGTTTTTTCATCTCATAGCAAACGTTCTTTGCGTTAAAGTCTGCTCTTCGCATAAGCACATAACCTACTGCGACTTGCGCTTCTTTGGGTTGGTGTGCTGACTCCATGAAAATTGTTGTGGCAAGGCATGCCAATGCGTGATCTAGCATAATTCCTCCTTTAGAGAACTGGCTTCAGTTCAGCTATTGTTGGTTATTTATTGGACAGATATTTTTGTAGTTCAGTGGCATACCAAACAATCTTACCGGCTTCCTGTATAGGATCGTCTTTAAGACCGAGTCTGCTTGAATACTTGATTAAGTTACCTTTGATGTATCCACAATACTCCTCAGTGGATAGCTTTGATTTGATGTAGTCTATTGTCTCGATACCACCCGATGTGTAGTGCGCAGGATGGTTGACCATATCGTTCTTTATTTCGCTCATTCAATCTCCTTTAATGTAGCTAATAACACCCCTATATTACTCTCGTTGATGACTGTTGTATATCCACCGGCCTTGCGTATCAAGTCCATGTTGTGTTTTTGCAACATCGTAGGTTCGTTCTTACCGGCCTTACATTCGATACCAATAAACATTCCCTTGTAACATGCAATGATGTCAGGCACACCTGATGCACCATAACCACCCGTCGCGGGCGAGAAGTAATAACACCCTAGGTCATCTAATATTTTCTTAACTTGCTTCTTTACTTTACCTTCCGGTGTCATTGCCATTACAATCCTTTCAATAAATCTTTTAAGTCATCTGTGATCGATGTGTCTTCTGTTTGTTTTGATAATGAGTTCGGTGCTAAGAATTTAGTAATAGCGTTCTTAACATCGTAGTCAAAGTCTTTCCAATAGATATCTACATTGCTGATTAATATCTTGTGACGTTTTAATCCGTCAGCTTCCCTTGTCACTATCTCAACCCACTTCCGACCACGTTTAATTTCTATTCCAATATGACTATTGTAGTCGCGGATAACACGCGGTTTAAATTCTATCTCGTTAGTCCCCATATTTTCTATACTTATCCCTTTCTCCTCGTTTGCTTCGTGCTTTCTTTTCCGGCAATTCTACACCGAGTCTTTTAATAAACCATTTCTCTGTATACTTAGCTACGCTTTTAATCACATAGTTTGGCAACGGATGATAGATATCTTGTAGTAGACAGCGTGAAGCCTTGAAGTAATGCATACGACCATCTATGATTTTGTTTTGTATCTTGCCTTCATGGTATAGCTTTGCCATAGCTACGGATATTTTCTTAACCCCAATCCCTAACTTCTCTTCCATGTCTTTTGCAGACATCATGTCTTGTCCAATAATTTTTAGTATATGTTCGTGGACTTCTTCGGACAACATCGGTTTAGCAATACCTTTTACTTTATATATAGTAGCCTTGGTATTACCCCGATACACTGTCTCAGTGTTCTTACCATACTTATCTTTCTTAATTTTTATGTTACTCATAAAATCCTTTTTCTATTGCGTTCTTTCTCGCAATCTCGACTGCCTCGTTTTTAAACTGAGTTAAGTTTTGTGGTGGGTCTTTTAATAGTATCTCTAGTGTTGGTGCATACTCTTCACTATCCACATAGTCCCTAATTCCCTTTTGTATGCCTTGTATGTCTTCGAAGGTATAGTCACTGCGAGGAAAAGATTTAAAGAACACATCATACATAATAATATAAAACTCTTCCTTGCTCATTCGCGACATAATTATCCTTTCATCTTGTTAACTGCCCAATCCATATCCTCTTTCACATATGAGTCTTGGTATGTAAGCTTCGATGTATCGTATATCCCTACTAAAAACTCATCAGACTTATCAAAGTCCTTATCCGGCGTCCTTACTCTAAATGCATCCTTTATATAGTATACCCCTGTGGCCTTGAATCTTTCATGTAGTTTCTTTATTACTACATCGTAGTGTAGTCTTGCACTCATTACTTATCTCCTTTTAAAAAGCGTTGTGATAGTGTGTCTCTGATTGTTGCGTAGTGAATAGCGTCTAATATAGCCTGTCTTTCAAACAAATTAAACTCTTGTTCATTCTGCTCGATCTGTTGTTCTTGTTCTTCTCTTATTGCTTCGCCTACTCTACTCATCTTGTTTTCTCCCTATTATCATAAGTTCTTTTAAGTTTCTGATTGGATAGTGACTCACCATATACCATATAACATCTCTGATATTGTTTTGTTCCATTTCTATCCTAGCACCTTTGTATATAACTACATACTTCAATCTTCACATACTCCGCCGATACATGCTCGGCTTGTGATCTCTTGTTCTAATTCGTCAAAGGCCTTGTCCTTTTGGATGACCTCGACTGCCTTGTTAACATCGTCATACAAGTTATAGTCTGTCTCTGTAGTTCTAACCTTGATGATCATACCCTTCTCGCGTAAATGTTCTGATATCTGCGTTGAGATATAGTCTGTAGGTTCTACCCCCCATGACTCGACAACCTTGTATTCATCTTCGTTTAACTTTAGTTCTGCTACAATAATAAACTTCTTCATTTACTTTCTCCTTTCATATATGCATGTAAATCTGCGTTAACTATTATACCTATTACAATACCAATTACAAGCCCTACTATGATGCCTAGTATCATTCTTCTACCTCCACAATTCTAAAGTCTTCGCGGTCTGGAACATCCTCCATCTCACCGCTATCCATTGCGTCTTGCATCTGTTTAAAAAAGTAATCAAGTTCATGCTCTGCGTCTTCCTCTGTATCGTATGTTGTTTTGATTGTGTTGCCCTCGTCATCTTCGTATGACCAAGTATTAGTCCAACCTCCAAACAAACAAAACTCTTGTATCTCGTAAGCCATGTTATTCTCCTTAATGTAGCCACATACCGATTAATAAACCTACTCCTACCCAAACAACTTTTTCTACCCATCCGTGTCGAGCGTCGACCCAAGCCTCACCACCTAGTTTACTTTGTAGGTCGCGTTCTTCTTTGGCTCGAGCCTTGTTAAACTTCGTGAGCCTACCATTGATGCGTCTCTTTGCTAACTTTCTCATGCGTTGGTAGTCATGGTTCAAGTCGTTTAGTTTATCTACCATTTCCCTGTTATCAATCATTTGTTTCATTGCCTTCCTCCCTTTGTTGTCGTCGTAATATTTCTTGGTATTGGTGTGCCATGTAATTCATGCCTCGTTTGACTCCGAGTCGCATCGCGTGATAAAACATCCTTGCATCCTTCTCGCTTTTGACACGGCTCAATAGGTTCTCTGCATTGCAGTCATCTACATAAGCGTGGTATTCCGCGACTGACATCTTCTGTATCTCCTCTTCAAACTTCTGTTTCTTTTCTTCTTCAGTCATGCCTAGTCCCTCCATCTGTTAAGTTCTATATACATATCTGATATGGTGTCGTCACTTAAATCCTCGAGAAACTTATCTAACTTCCGATCTTGTAAGTATTCAAAGACAACTCTACGCATTTCAGTTCTTGGTGCAGTCATACTCTGTTCAACTGCGTAATCCCTTTCACTGATAGCCCCTTCAAACATATAGTCCCTCTCGTTGTCATACCCTGTCATTTATAAATCCTCCCTATGCCATTTAAAATTCCGTTTAGTTCTGTTGCTTCGAATGCTTTCTTATCGTAGGCAAATGGCGACTTCCTACCATTGCTATGTTTGACATAGCCTGTCACTATCACTTGCTCTACAATAATTTCTTTTTCTTTTTTAATAGTCATGGCTCTTATGTTCCTCTTCTCTTTCTTTGTTTAATAAGTATTGCTCTGTATCTGTCATCGGTGGGTCGTAGGTTTTTGATTCATCTTCATACTCCTCTTTGTATTCTTCGATGTTTAATGCTCGACAGATTGCATTGTAGGTAGCTAGTCCACTTTGCGACATTCGTTGGCAGTCCCAACCTAAATCCAATACCAACTCTGTTAGCTTTCTATCTAGTGCCTTGGCCTCGTCTTTCAATGTAGCTATTTCGTTTGTTGCACTTTCATACAACTCATTCAACTCTTGGTTTTTCATTTTCTTTTATTTCCTTTCCTGTTAAAAAGTGATTCTCACCGCAACAACCAAACTTTTGCTCATGGTCTGATGCCTCGTCATAACAATAAACACAATAGGTCGCGTAATCATCTAAATCGTCAAAGTCTTCACTCATACATTTACCTCCATGTTGTCTGCACAATTGTTAAATCGTTTTGTTGCCTCGTGTCTTATGTCTTCCATAAGTTTTAAATACTCTTGCGGGTCTTCTACTCCCTCGATCTCTTCGGCCTCTTGCATTGCGTTTAAGACATTCTTATATATCTGATTGGCTTTACTCATACTACCCCCTTATAAAATCTCTCAAAGTCTTCTTGATAAAAAGTTTTTAAACAACCTCTTGATACTTTAATCGAACCCTCTTCATCGTAGTCGTTATTAGTTATAGCGAAGTCGATTGAAATTGAAGTAAGTAATGACTCATCGCCATCTTCCTTATCATCTGCCTCTGTTTCATACTCCTCTACCTCTGCTCTATCTACTTCGAAATCATGGTATCCAAAAAATCCTTGCCCTACATCTTTGGCTACAAACTCTGCAAATTTATCTATGTCTTGTTCTTTTAAGAATCGCATTCAGTCTTCCTCCTTTGCTCGTTCTTCTTCTATCCCTGTTAAGTAGTCATCTACATATTGTGCTAGGTGTTCGGGGAAATCTATCTCTTCTTTTTTACCATCTTCCCATTCAATATCCATCACTAACTTCCACGACACTATTCTTTTTATATCACTCATCTGTTAGTCCTCCTGTCTATCTCGTCTTCGATTAAGTGCATTAAGTATATGTCTCGCATACCCATACCTACTATACCACTTCTAAATTGTTTTAATAGGGCTTTTAGTTCTCGCATTCCCATAACTTTAATTTCTTTGTTATTCATAAACCACCCCGTCTGCGTTGTCAAAGCGTTTGTCATCGCTTGGTTCGAAGTCTTCTTCCTCGATCCGTTCGGCCTCTATCTTTAGCATATCCCTTAAAAAGTCTGCTTGTTCCTGTGCCGATAGCTTTGTAAAGAGTTTGTATATTATTGGGCTTATTGTGTGACTCAT